ATATTAGATATAATAGGAATAATTTTAGTGTTATTATCAATATACGACTTCTATTTTAGAGAAGCTGATTTTATGCAATCTACAATAATAGGAACGGCTGGATTAAGCTTGTTTATCTTAGATGGTTCTGCTGTTAAAAAATATATTACAAAACTTATAAATAGTAAATTAAAATAACTATATTTGTTCTTTCATAGTTTTTAAGTTTTAAGGGGTTGTGTCAAAAAGTTGAACAACCCCTTTTTTATTTAAAAAATAATGTTATATTTACAAAAACTAAAAATACAAACTATGATAGAATGTTTAAAATGTAATGAAATAAAAACCTTTTGCGAGTGTGAAAAATTTATATATTCTAAAGATGTTTTGATTGAGGAATTACAAACAGAAATTATGATTGAAAAAGGAGTTTCTAAGGTTTATGAAAATGACTTAAACATAATTAAAAAACAAAACAATAAGTTAAAGCAAAGTGAATCAGAATTATTTAATATGTTAGATTCTATAAACGGCATTATGTGGGAAAGTTATTGTGTTAAAGATATAATGTTTGGAAGAAATGAAGGTAAAAAAATAATGTTAATTCTTGAAAAGTGGGCTAATAAATATTAATTATTAAAATGAAAAACTACATAATAATATCACTATCAATTTTAGTAGTAATACTTTACTTGCTTAAAGGTTGCAATAAACCAATACCACCAAAAGAAATAGTTATACGTACAACAGATACTATTTATAAATCAGATACTATAATTAATTATGTTGAAAAGAAACATACTGATTTAACACCTACAATAATAATCAAAGATACATCATTTAAACACGATAGAATTGATTTAAGCGATACTTCTATCTTTTGGAGTACTTACATATATAAAATAAAAGATAGTTTGTTAGAAGCGACTATTTCGGCTTATTCACAAACAAGACCTCAAATAGATTTAAGCTATAAACTTAAAAGCTTTACTATTAACGATACTATACTAATCAAAGATAGTGTTTACAAAGAATTAAGAATTGATAAGAACAAGCTTTATTTAGGTTCTGAAATGGTTGTTTCTCCTTTGCTTAGTCAAGCTTATATAGGAGCTTCATTTGAACATAAAAGAGGACATTTATTTAGTATTGATGTTGGATATGATTTTAACAACCAACAAAGATTAATTAAAGTAGGTTATAAACGTAAATTAAAACTATGGAAAAATTAAGCAAGAAAGATAAACAATATTTAATTGATTTATATAGTTCTGATAGGTCAAGAAAAGAAATTGAAAAAGAACTATCTGAATTGTTTGATGTTTCAGAAAGAACAATTAGACGTTATGCTATGAAATTAGGTTTAACGTTTAACCAAACAGATGTTGAAGATGAAAAAATAATGGTTTACGATATTGAAACATCGAGAGTTAAAGCAGATGTTTGGAGTACTGGAAAACAATATATTAATCATACTCAATTAAGAAGTGAAACAACTATTATTTCTATTGCTTGGAAATGGTTAGGAGCTGATGAAGTTTACCATTTAACTTGGGACGAAAATCATTGCGACAAAGCAATGGTAACTGAATTTCTAAGACATTATAATAAGGCTGCAATGGTAATAGGTCAGAATAATAATTCTTTTGATAACAAGCTTATTAATACGAGAGCAGCAAAGCACAAATTACACGTAGATAGATTTGTAAAAAGCTTTGATATTTATAGAATGGCAAAACGTTACTTTAGATTACCAAGTTATTCAATGGCATATATGGCTAAGTATTTTGGTTTAACTTTAAAACAAAGTCACGAAGGAATATGGATGTGGGAGCAGATTGAATATGGAACTAAAGAAGAACAAGAAGAATATTTGGCTAAAATGGTTGAGTATAATAAAGGCGATATTGTAACAACTGAAGAACTTTATTTAACATTAAAACCTTATTTCGCTTCTGTAACTAATAAAGCTGTTTCAAGTGGTTTACCTAAATGGGGTTGTCCAGTATCTGGCTCTTTAAATGTAAAGCTTTTAAAAACTATTTTTACAGAAGCTGGAACAGTACAAAGAATTTTATATTGTGAAGATAGTAAACATCAATACAAAGTAAACAATAAAACGTATCAAGATTTTTTACAAAGAGCATTAACTAAAAACTATTAATTATGGAAGAAAATTTTAAAGAAATACCAAACTATTATTTAGGTTCAAAATACAAATATGAAGCAAGAAAAGTAATAGAGGAATTTCAACCAGATAATTATAATGTTGCAACTGCAATAACTTATCTTTTAAGAGCTGGTAAAAAGAAATACGTTAATAACGATTTTAAAGCATCTTTAGAAGCTGATATACAGAAAGCAATTAATCATTTAACTTTTGAATTAGAACGCTTAAAATGATTCACGTATCAATATTTATAGTAATAGACGTACAAGAAGATTCAGAAGGTTATGTTTGTCCTTGTTTCTTTGACGAGGAAACTCTTTTAGAGGAATATCCAGATTGTAATTATATTGAAGTAGAAATAGACAACTTTAATATTAACTTAAATTAAAATTTATCTTCTTGATTTACAGCCAGTTATTAAATTAATTGGCTTTTTTTTGCTATAATATTTTTTTAATATAAAAATAAGTCTTTAATTTGCTTTGAACTTAAAAATTAAAAGATATGAATTACTACAAAGGTGTTAAATTAGAATTTAACAAAGAAAAAAGAAAAAACTATATGAGCTTTCCAGATTTAGCTCCAGACTTAACAACAAAATGTTTAGTTGAAATATTACACAAATTAGATAATTTACAATATTGTGTAAGTATTTTTAAGCAGTTAGAAAACAGAAAAGATATAACAGAAAAAGAATTAGATAATTTATATAACACAATTTAAAAATTAAAAACTATGGAGTACAAAGAATTTTTAGAAACAAAAATAAAAAGTCATATAGAAAGTGGCTTTGAAATTTCAGAAAATGAATTAAATGAAAATTTATTTGATTTTCAAAAGCATATTGTAAAAATAGCTTTAAAAAAAGGTAGATTCGCAATATTTGCAGACTGTGGATTAGGTAAAACTTTAATGCAGTTAAGCTGGGCTAATGCAGTTTATAATAAGACTGGAGAAAAAGTATTGATATTAGCACCATTAGCAGTTGTTGAGCAAACTAAAGAAGAAGCAGAAAGGTTTAATATTGATTTAAATAGTTTTGATATTACAAATTTTGACCAATTAAAAAACATTGATTGTAGTTTATATTCTGGAGTTGTGTTAGATGAGAGTAGTATTTTAAAAGGTAGAGATGGTAAGTTATCTAGTTTAATTATTGATAATTTTAAATCAACTCCTTATAAATTAGCTTGTACTGCTACTCCATCTCCAAACGACCATATGGAGTTAGGTCAACATAGTGAATTTTTAGGTGCAATGAGTTATCTTGAAATGTTGGCTATGTATTTTGTTCACGATGGAGGAGAAACTTCTAAATGGAGATTAAGAAAACACGCTCAGGATGACTTTTGGAAATATGTATGTACGTGGTCAATTAGTTTAGATAATCCTAAAACATTAGGTTTTAATGGTTTTGGTTATGAATTACCAGAAATAGAATATATTGAGCATATTATACCAGTTGAAAATAATACTCAAACTTTATTTGGTGATGTTGCCGTTAGTGCTACTGAACTTCATCAAGATTTAAAAAGAAGTTTTAATAAAAGAATAAATAAAACTATTGAACTTGTTAATAATTCAGATGAACAATGGATAATATGGACTTTAAAAAATGATGAAGCTAATGAATTATCAAAAGTTTTAAAAGATAGTATAAATGTTCAAGGTAGTGATAAACCAGAAGTAAAAGCTAAAAATTTAAATGGTTTTGCTCATAAAGAATTTCAGAACTTAATAACAAAAACAAGTATAGCAAGTTTTGGAATGAACTATCAGCAATGTTTTAATATGGTTTTTACTTCTTATGATTTTAAATTTGAGGCTTTTTATCAAGCTGTTAGGCGTTGTTATAGATTCGGACAAACAAATAAGGTTAAAGTACATTTGTTAGTCCCAGAAAGTCAAGTTAATGTTAGAAAATCAATATTAGAAAAAGAGAAAAAACATAAAATGATGATTAGTGAAATGTCTAATTATTCAGCAAATACAGATTATAAATTAAATAAAACTAAAGTAATGATTGATAAAAAAGAAATAAAAACAGATGACTACCATATTATAAATGGAGATTGCGTACAAGAAACATCTAAACTAGAAAGTAATATAGCTGATTTGGTTGTTTTTAGTCCTCCTTTTGCTGAATTATATGTTTATTCAGATAAGCCAGAAGATATGGGAAATGTTAAAAACTATAAAGAGTTTGAAAATCATTTTAAATTTTTGATACCTCAAATAAAAAGAGTTTTAAAGGATGGGCGTATTTGTGCTATTCATTGTATGGATTTACCTATTCAAAAAGGTAAAGAAGGATATATTGGTTTAAGAGATTTTTCTGGAATGTTAATTGAATGGTTTACTGAACAAGGTTTTATTTACCACGCTAAAACAACAATATGGAAAAACCCAGTAACAGAAATGCAAAGAACTAAAGCGTTAGGGTTATTACATAAAACAATAAAAAAAGATAGCTCAATGAGTAGAGTTGGTATTCCAGATTATGTATTATTTTTCAGAAACGAAGGAGAAAATGAAACACCAATACAACATCAAGATAAAGATGAATCATTACCAAACTATTTACCAGTTGATTTATGGCAAAAATACGCTAGTCCAGTTTGGATGGATGTTGATTATGGTAGAACATTACAATATAGAAGTGCTAGAGATGGAAATGATGAAAAACATATTTGTCCTTTACAATTAGATACTATTGAAAGAATAATACATTTATATTCTAATGAAGGAGAAACAGTTTTAAGTCCTTTTGGTGGTATTGGTTCAGAGGGTTTTCAAGCTTTAAAAATGAATAGAAAAAGTATATCTATTGAGTTAAAAGAAAGTTATTTTAAAATAAATCAAAAAAACCATAGAGATTGTGTTTTAGAAAAAGAATCAACATTAACACTATTTTAATATGAAAAATTTAATAGAAGAAAATTATAAAAGTATAGTTGCTAGGGGTTTAATTACTCCTAGCACTAAACTAAATGACTTTATAGATAAATTATTAGAAGAAACTATGGAGTTTCACGATGCTAGTAATAACTTTTTAAAAAGTCCTACAAAGAGTAATAATTTAAAAATGGATGAAGAACTTGCAGATGTTATTTTAGTTTGTCTAAATATAGCTAAACACTATAAAATAGATATTGAAAAAGAGTTAAACAATAAAATCAAAAAGAACTTTAAAAGAAGTTTAAAATGAAACAGTTTAACATATTTGGGACAATAGACGAATTAAATGATAACAATGAAATAATTAACAACTTAGAAACTATGAAAAAACATTATTTAGCAACAAAGATTTTAACAGATATTAGTAAATTCTATACTGCAAAATTTGGAGTATTTGAATACTGCAATCAAAAACTTTTCTTTCATTCAGATAGTAGCTTTGAAATTGAATTTATATTTACTCCAGAGCTTTTAAATGAAGAAATTTATGAAGAATTTACTTTAGAAGTAGAAAGTTATTTAGACAACAAAAAAATTGATTTCGATTTTTTATTTTCAAAAACTAAACTTAATATTGTATGCTAATATTTGAGGTTAACAAAGTAAAGTTTAAACTTACTGGAACACGTTTTTTTGAATACGAATGCGAAGAAACTACAAAGCAAATATGGTACTGCGATATTAAAAATCTATCTAATAACAAAACTAAAGTAAACGTAAACTATGACAAAATTAAAAAATACATTGACTAATTACGCTATAAAATTAGCTGATGCTGGTTTTTCAATTATTCCAGTTTCAGAAGATAAAAGACCTTCTGGAGCTTGGAAAAAATACCAAAAGGAAAACAGAACACCAGAAGAAGTTGAAGCTCTTAGAAGTCCTTTATATGGCTTAGTAACTGGTTTTAACAATTTAGAAGTTATTGATGTTGATT